CACGGGTGCCGCCGTTGCCGTGTCACGGGTGCCGCCGCTTTCGGCGGCGATAACGGCGCGTTCGATGGCGTTGTATTGCGCGTCCGTTGCCATGCCGCCGCCGCGTGTGTCGACACTGTCAAAGATTGACCGGCACTTGACGCGTGCGTCACCTTCCATAAGCGCGTAAACCGCCTCAAACCGTTGCCGTAAAGCATTGACTTCTACCCTGTCCTTGGTCCGTTCTTTCGCCATGTCATTCCCTTTCTGTTCGCCGTTGTTCACGATTGCAGTCGCATCAATATTCAGAGCGCGGCAGGCCGCTAGGTAGTCGTCTTTTTGAAAGTCAGCAATCCCTTTGCCGGTGGCACGCTTATAGTCCGCCCAACCCGTGTGAGATGTTATCGTGGAGCGGAGACGGGAACGTGCGGCGGCGTCTATTTTTAGGTCAGTCATCTGGTGGCCCTTTCTTTGGCGCGGTGGTGTGGTAGAGCCCTAAACATAGTCGGTTGACGTTACGTAATGTCAACCCCGTGTCATGGAATTATTGCATCTAAAAATAATATGACCGATGTCACGGTCATGCCTAAATTAGATGGTGGCATCCGTGCTCTAATAAGGTCCGCCCACCCAGCCCCTCGAACCGTCAAAATTCTGACACATGCACCCATGACACGGTCCGCCGCCCTTATACTCATTAAGAGCATAACCAACTTATGCTCAAAGCCGGACTAAGCCCTGTCCTAAGTCTTTGAAATCATTAAACAAAAAGCGATTTTCCCCGACTCTTGTTTTTCCGTGTCATGGTAGCTGACGGCTATGCTTTGCCGTTCTAGGGCCCTTTCTGTGGCATTAAACGCCATGACAGTTTCTGTCACCCTATCCGTGTCACGCCGTCCGCCGTCCGCCGTTCTGTCCCGTGTCACGTGGTGACACTAACGCAAGGTCAAAGGTCCATGACATAAGGTCAACGGTCCTTGCCGCAAGGTCAATGGTCCGTCATCCTATCCGTGTCACGTGGTGACACTTACCCATGGTCATCACCCATGGTCACGTGACCTACCGTCATGTCCTATGGTCATCACCTAACGGATGCCCATAGGTCAGAGGGCCTAGGACCGAATGCCTATCGCCTAGGAATAAAAGCCGTGTCACCCGTGACATGGGTCGGGTCCCTTTGGCCGATTCGGGTTCGTTTTCGGATCGTTGTCCTCGGACCTATGACCCCTTTTTCCGGGGTGGTTCGTGGAGATTTCACTTTAGTCACTGTTTTTCCCGGTAGACTAGCATTCGTACTAAATCGGGCCGACCCCCTTTTTCAAACTAGCATCAAGGGTCCCCCTAGCCCCCCGTATGAAATTTTGGTACTGTTAGTTCCCAGCGGTAACAAAAGGGCTATCCCTATGAAAATCTCTTTCAAACACGCCGTCTCTCTTGAATCTGATGATCTCTTGGATGTACATGAAGACGTGTCTGATGACACGCGTTCAGTAATGTGGGAATCCATGGAAGAGATAGGGGCAAAGAATATGGAACGTGTCCAAGTCTATTCCGATTGGATCACTGACGATCCCCTTGTAATCCTTGAAGGCTTTGATTACGCCATCATGGGCATCTCGGAATACCCACGCGAAGTCCTGATCTATGACTACTGGAAGTGCATCGAGGTCCTGATGGTAGGCGATGGCGTCCTCGAAGAAGATGCTGTGGATATCCTCGACGGGATTATCGCTACCTGCTCTGAGGAAAATGATCCCATCTTCCTGCAACCGTTCTCCGTCTTCGATGAAGAAGACCTAGACGACGAGCTTTAATATTTCTTTGGGGGCGTGATCCCAGTGACATGCCCCCAAGACCTTCCGCTCTTGATGTGACCTATTCGGTCTCTGCCTACCCCATACTCTTCTGCAATATCTTTGTAGCTACGGGTATCCCGTACAATCAAAAGAACCTGCTCCTCGGTTAGGATAGCTCTTCCGTTCTTTGAACCCTTTGCAGTCCTGCCACGGATGTCACGGTCAAGGTTATTATCCTGAACCGTTCCTGTTTCTAAATGGTAAGGATTAACGCAACAAGGGTTATCGCACTTATGACGTACAAAGAGTTCATCTTCTATTCTTCCATTGAATAACATGTAGCTGAAGCGGTGGGCGTAGAAGTTAATTCCTATCGCGGAAAAAAACCCATACCCTTTTGAATGCTTCGACCCTTTGAACTCCCAACACCTAGCTTCGTCCCGGACATCTACCTTACTGAAGAACCGGGCCATATCGTACATATCAAAAGGCTTGAGGATAGACATCGCAATTCCTTTCAGTTTACCAATACAGGTATCTTGTAGTATAACGTGTCACGGCCATGACATCAGACGGGACGGTTTCACATGAAACAAGAAAAGCGCGACCCTACCTCACACAGAACACCCTCTCAGGTCAAGAAGATGGACCATGGCTACAACGCAGAACCTGATAACATAAAAAAGCGCACAATGCGAAACACTGCTCGTGCCAAGATGGCAAAGGCGGGTCTCGTGCATAAGGGCGACGGCAAAGACGTTGATCATATCAAGCCGGTTCGTTCTGGTGGCAGCAACGCCCGGTCCAACCTCCGAGTCGTGTCACAGGCTAAGAACCGGGCTTGGAACAAGAAGGGCTAACCTTGGCTTTCACATCTCAGAATAGATCGACTGCTCCCGACGATGCTTTGAAACGGTACGCTCAGCTTCTTGAGCGTGCGGCAAAGCTGGAGCAGCGGCAGCAAGCGAAAGACAACTTCCTAGACTTTGTAAGGATGATGTGGCCTGCCTTCATTGCAGGGCGGCATCATCGCATCGTGGCAGAGAAGCTGGAACGTGTGGCACGGGGCGAACTGAAGCGCCTGATCATCAACATGCCTCCTCGTCATACCAAGTCCGAGTTTGCCAGCTACCTATTCCCTGCGTGGATGATTGGCCGCAGACCCGAACTCAAAATCATGCAAGCGACCCACACGGCTGACCTCTCTGTAAGATTCGGTCGTAAGGTCAAGAACCTCATGGAGACGCCAGACTACCAAGGCGTCTTCGATGTCCGGCTTCGGTCAGACAGTAAAGCAGCATATCGTTGGGAGACAGATGATGGTGGTGAGTACTACGCTGCCGGTGTGGGCGGCAACATTGCTGGTCGAGGCGCTGATCTTTTTATCATTGACGACCCACATTCGGAACAGGATGCGATGTCGCCTACTGCTCTTGAGGCTGCTTGGGACTGGTACCAAGGCGGACCTCGCCAACGTCTTCAACCGAATGGTTCTATTATTCTGGTTATGACGCGGTGGGGTGAGAACGATCTCACTGCCCGTCTCCTGCGTCAGTCCGCCCGTGATCCGAAGGCCGACCAATGGGAGGTCATCGAGTTCCCGGCTATCTTTGAAAACGGCGAACCGCTCTGGCCTGAGTACTGGAAACTGGAGGAACTGGAGAAGATCAAAGCATCTATCTCCATCGGCAAATGGAATGCTCAGTACCTGCAAGCCCCGACCTCTGACACGGCGGCGGTGATCAAGCGTGAGTGGTGGATGAAGTGGTCCAAGGACCAAGTTCCAAGGCTCCATTACGTCATGCAGAGCTACGATACAGCGTACCTGAAAACTCGGACCTCGGACTTTACGTCCATCCAGACGTGGGGAGTATTCTATCCCACGGAGGACAGTCCACCGAACGTGATCCTGTTGGACGCGAAGAAGGGGCGGTGGGAATTCCCGGACCTGAAGCGAATCGCCTTGGACGAATACAAGTACTGGGACCCTGAGACGGTTCTTGTAGAAGCGAAGGCTGCGGGTATGCCTCTGACACAGGAATTGAGGGCGGTGGGGATTCCTGTAATCAACTTCACCCCTAGCCGTGGCAACGACAAACATGTAAGAATGAATTCCGTTGCCCCATTGTTTGAAGCAGGTCTTGTGTGGTATCCTGAATCCAGTTGGGCTGAAGAGGTCATCGAAGAGATGGCTGCGTTCCCATTCGGGGAACATGACGATCATTGCGACTCTGCCACGCAGGCTTTGATGCGGTTCCGACAGGGCGGGTTCCTGTCACACCCCGAAGACTTTGTGGTCGAACGACCAGATAAAATCGGGAAAAGGGTTTATTACTGATGGCTATTGGATCACCTTCTACGAGCGTAGATAAATCCCTCTCCTCTGTATATTCCGGGTCCATTGATGGGCAGCGGGATGATGCTATGTCAATGCAGGCTCAGCACGACGACGCCTTTGCGGACTTGGAAGGCGCGGAAGAGAATCAGCCGGGCTACCACGAAGAAAACCCTGACGAGCATGTCGGGCAGGCTCCTTTTGCAGCCAATCTTGCAGAGTATGTTGACGAGTACGTTCTGAGCAAGGTCGCGAAGGACTTGGACGATCTGATCGACGAGGACGACCGTAGCCGCGAAGAGTGGAAGAGCCAGTACGAGAAAGGCTTGGTTCTTCTTGGTCTGGATTACGAGGAGCGCACGGAACCGTTTGATGGGGCTACCGGTGTCACGCATCCTATTCTGAACGAGGCTGTGACACAGTTCCAAGCGCAGGCATACAAGGAACTCCTGCCACCGGGCGGTCCAACCCGGACCGTGATCATCGGTAAGGTGACTCCTGAAAAGGAAGCGCAGGCCGAGCGTGTCAAGACGTTCATGAACTTCGAGCTGACACAGAAGATGGAGGAGTACGATCCCGACTTCGACCAGATGCTGTATTACGTCGGCTACGGTGGCAGCGCGTTCAAGAAAGTCTACTACGACGACTATCTGGAACGGGCGACCAGTCCCTACATCCTTCCGAAGGACTTCATCGTCCCTTACTCCGCTCGTGACCTGACAACGGCTGAGCGGACGACCCAT